CCAGAATGCTTTGCGTAGTCTTGGGGTCCAGCGCGCTGGTAGGCTCGTCAGCCAGGATTACGTGCGGCCGCGGCGCCAAGGCGCGCGCGATGCCCACGCGCTGCTTCTGACCGCCGGACAGCTGGGCCGGATAGTGCTCGGCGCGGTTACCCAGCCCAACAATTTCCAGGCATTCGGCCACGCGCTTATCGATTTCGGCGCGGCTCCAGCCGGCAATTTCCAGCGGAAACGCCACGTTACCGGCCACGGTGCGGTTGGCCAACAAGTTGAACTGCTGGAACACCATGCCGATATTTTGGCGCGCTTGACGCAGCTCGCGCGCGGGGAGCTGGGTGAGGTCTTTGCCGTCCACGATCACGCTGCCGCTATCGGGACGCTCAAGCAAGTTGATGAGCCGCAGCAGGGTGGATTTACCCGCGCCGGAAAAGCCGATCAGGCCAAAGATTTCGCCCTGCCGAATAGCGAGCGTAGTGTCAGCCACAGCGTCGAACCAACCGCCTTCTGGGCGGCGAAAACGCTTGTGCACTGCATTGAGGTGAATCATTTAGAACTCCAAAGCATAAAGCCCACCGAACACGGCGGGCTTTATGCATGGAATTCTGCAAGTTCAGCTGGTATAGAGAGTGGGTAACCCTCCACGCTTTAGCAGTTTACGCCCGCAAGCTGTGTTCAAATCGGCGTCAATGTTCGTTATTGAAAAGCAATCTTCGGTTTCTGTCAAAGATTGTATACAGAATTTAATATTCCTCAAACGCATAAGGGCTATCAACTCCTCTTAAGTCACTCTGGCCTAATCGCCTTTTCAGGAAGTCATTGGAGACAACCACAAGAGCGGAAGCCCCATCAGGCAAGAACCAGCTGCGCCGTCAGCGGCAGGTGGTCGGACAACCCTGACCATGGCTCGCCCCGATGCACACTGGCGGCCACCGGCACCAAGCCGCGCACATAAATCCTATCCAACGGCAACAGCGGCAAGCGCGCCGGGAAACTCAAGGCATGGCTACCGTGCAGCGCTTCAAACACTTCTACCAAGCCCAGTTCATCGGCCAGATGGTCCGCTGCCTTGCTGCGCCAGTCATTGAAATCGCCTGCGAGGATCAGCGGGATATCCGCCGGCAGTGCTTCTTTCACATAGCTCACTAAGGTGCGGTACTGCTTGCGCCGGTCGTGCCCCAGTAAATTCAAATGCGCGCATAAAGCGACCACCGGCGTTTGCCAATCCGGTGGTGACAGCGTACAGCTAAGTAACACCCGGCTCTCAAACCGGTTGACCGATAAATCGAAATTGCTGGAAACGTCGATGGGAAATCGGGAGAGCACCGCATTGCCATGATGGCCATGCTCGTATGAGGCGCTCATTCCGTAGGCGGCCTGCCGTTTCAGTCGGCTGGCCAAATAGTGATGCTGCGGCTCATGTGGCCAATCGCTATGGCTCAGGGCTCGCAGTCGGTTTCTGCCCTGCACTTCTTGCAGGAACACCAAGTCCGAACACAACAAGTCCAGCGCCTCCGCGATACCAGCCACTTTGACGTGACGATTCAGCGGGGACATGCCTTTATGCATGTTATACGTCGTTACAGTAAGCGGATTCATATAAAAATCAATTAGTTACGCCGTTTTTCCATGCTAGAAAACGGCAAAATCCAGCATGTTTCGATCATTAAAAATCAACCACTTACATCACTATTTCGGAAGGGTCCGACTCTGCATTATAAGATCGGCATAGGCACTTATCCTTATCTACAAGCCCCCCCTACTTGTCACCCACCGACTTGAACAGCTGCTTAGCCTCTCCAAAGTAATAGGTTGTGACGGCGCCAGACTCATTAAATAGATAGCCAATCACTACACCCGCCAACGTGCTATCAAGCTTGAGTCCACCGAACAGCAAAAAACCGCCGATCGCTATCGCTCCCCCGACCAACATATAGGCCAGATTGCGGGGCGTCTTGTCGCCGGTGGCGATCTCACGCTGCCGGGCGTTAGCCCTGTCATCGGCAGCAAGTTTGGCGAGCACCTGGATATTCTGAAAGCCCAGCTCTTGCATGTGCGCCGCGAACTGCTGGTCGGCCTGCTTGATCGCCAGCATCTGCTCTGGCGTCGCGCCGGAAATGGCCTGCTTAATGGCCTCCTCAGTTTTCTCGGACAGGCCGAGCGCATCCGCCACGGCGGACACGGCCATCCCTCCCAACGGACCGCCCAGCGCGGTGCCGATCCATGGCGCCACGGCACCAACAATCTGCTTCCAGTCCATTACGCCACCTCCACACGGCTTAGCATCCAGCCATAGACGAACGCCTCGTTCGCTTCGCGTTGCTCGGCCAGCTCAAGGTAACGCCCCCCTTGGCTACAGTTCAGCGCCCTTACCATTACCGCTTCGCCCTCGGAGTCACGCTTGGCCAGGAAGGCTTTCAACGCCACCAGTGTGCGCGGGCCGATTTGGCCGTCGGCCACCAGCTCGGGATATAGCACCCCCTTCAGGTTGAACACGTTTAGCCAGCGCTGCAGCATCTTGGCCTGCACGCCCGGTCCCATATTGACCCCGGTATCGCACAGCTCTTCAGCAATGCGCTCGCTGACGGCATGCACCTGGTCGAAGCGCGGCCCGGTCCAGTAGTCGGCATCAAAGATGGCCAAGGCGGTTTCGCGTGGCAGCTCGCGCATATCGCCCTGGTAGCCGTGAGCGCGCGCCACCTTTTCCGTCACGCCCCAGCGAGTCGGGCCGCCCCGGTCGTCGGGGTTATTCACAAAGCCGCCCTCTCGGCCGACGATGGCCTCAAAAATCTGGTCTTTCTTCACCCAAGCCCCCTTATATGAAAAAAACCGCCACTAGGGCGGGTTGGTGATTTTTTAATCGAACAAGCAGCAGCCGTGCCGCTACTGGCCGGCACCTGCCCCATGCACAGGCTTATCCCCAGCTTCTGTGGATTGAGGCACAGCCGCCACATCGTCCACGCCCAGCCGGTGCGATATCAGCCGCTTGATCCAGCCGATATCGCGCAGCAGCGCCAGCGCGGCTTCAAGCGCGGGGACGATCAGGTATGCGCACACAGTGCCCGCAACGCCCACTCCGCCGGCGCCGATACTGGGCCAGATCTCGGCGGCCAGCTGCCCGCCGTAGTACGCGGCGAGAAACGCGCCCAGCACCAGCACAATACGGTCGAACTTCTGGCGGCCGCGCAGCTGGATCCACAGCATCATGCTGCCCGCTGCCGCGCCGACGAAGGCGGGAGCATGCACGCCAGCCACCTTGCTGCCGGCCGCACCGGTGGCCGAGGCCAGCGCGTTGGCACTGAGGCCGGACAGCACTGCTGCCAACGTGACGCCCGCCAAGCCGCGGATTGCAAACAACGCCAGCACGCCAGCGGCAAACACCCCCAGCGCCAACCAAAGCTTGCGCTTAACCGTTACTGCCATATCACCCCCTCCAGATGAAAAAACCCCGCGCTGGGCGGGGCTAGAAATGCGTTGACCCGCACCGGGCGGGTCAATCGGGTTGCCTTCGTCGGGCTCTATGTTTCTACTGCAGTGGCCTTTGTCGATCCAGTCCAGCACACGGCACAGCAGGCACCAGTGCCACACACCTCGTGCCGCGCCCTTGCCTGCGCGAGAGCTGATGGTTTCGTCTTCGCTGCCGCCAATGGCCGCATTGGCGGCCTGATCCAGCGCTACCGCCACCCGCACCGTGCGAGGACTGCCGGACAGCGCGGCCAGCAATGCCCACACCACGGCAAACAAGCCGGCAACGGCGGCGGCAAACCACAGCAACAAGATTTTTACGCGGGCCATTGGATCGCCTCCAGTCTGGCTGCAGCATCGGCTGCATCAAGATCAACGGTGTTAATGGCATCTTCCAGCGCCTGGCGTTGGCCGATGATTTGGCCACTGGCCAGCGCGTAGGCGTCTCGCTTGGCGCGCACCCGTGCGGCCAAATCCGTCACGCCCAGGCCACGCGCGGCGGCAATAGCGGTCAGTAGAGGAGCGGATGCTTCCGGATCTGCCGCAAGCGCATCCGCCTCGCTGGTTTGTTGCGCCCAGCTTTGCACTTCACCGGCGGGGTACGCCGCTGATAATTCCGCCAGCAGCTCGTTAGCTCGAACGTTGATCGCCCCCAGCCTCTCAAGGCTGATTTGATTAATACTCGGCGCCGTTAAAGCTGCGGCTTCCTGGTCGCTAATCAGGACACAACCGATCGGAAGATAGGCCTCGCCTCCATTGGCAATGTCTTGTTCGGACAGGTAATACAGGCCGCCGGCCGGGTCTTGGAAATGTGGCATCTTTTTTCCTTATCTCGTTTCGTACCAGCTGAAAGATGGACCACCCGAGGACAACGTCGCGTTGTAAGACTGCCCCGGCAGCACAGCCATTGAATAGCTATACCATGTGGTTGACGCCGTGTTGTTGGTGATGGTGGCGATGGCGAGCCCATTTTTGTAGAAGGTAACTGACATGCCACCCGTGCCGAGGTACACAGCAACCTCAACGAAAATTGGGCGACTCGTGGTGTTGTAATATGTCGTGCCAAAGCTGCGGCTACCGGTCAGGTTTTGCAAAGTCTGCCCGTAACCAAAAGACTGTAGTGCCGCCAGTGCCTGTCCACCCTGGCCCTGCACCAGCGCCGGAGCCGTCGCCCATGTTCCAGCAGTCGCCTCTGTGACCTGAACGTATCCGACTACTCGATACGGCGAGTTTGCCGACACGGCAGAAGCGGAATAGATCGTGCTGGCAGAGGTCGAGCCAGCACTGATCGTCGTCGGGCTAATTACCCCGGTTTCGCTCAGATCAAGTCCGCCGGCAATGTTGGCGACGCAGAGTACCGGCGTGCCGCCGTTGTAGGCCGCAATTAGCACCAACATAGCCTGCTGGCCGCTGACGGTTCCTAGCGTTGCACCTGACGGAACGGTTAGCGACAGCGCAGCACTGATCGAAACAGCTGCATTCGTAGTTCCGCTTGCCAGCGCGGCAGAACGAAAATCTAGCGTTGTCGGGTTAATCCCAAGCGTCAGGGCGTTTGCCGCAACGGAAGCGGTAACTGGCTGGATCTGTTTGGCTTGAGTTACCCCCGTCGCCGGGTTCTGCAGCACCCACTTACCCAAAGTCGTGTCGCCCGTCAGCTCCAACCAATGCCCGGCACCCGCGATGTCACCCGGCGCCAGTGGCAGGTTGTTGCCCTTAACGATGGTGGCAGCAGCAACCCCGTCCGGGGCAAACGTAGGCGTGGCATTGGTATTGGCCGCCGCGGCCCGCACCAACAGCGCCTGATTGGCAAGTGCAGTTACCGCAGGGGCGAAGGTGGCCGTAAGGGCGTTCGCCGTGCCGCCCGCCACCGCAGTGATAGCCCCGCTAGATTGAAGTTGCGCCAGTGACGCTTTCTGAGCCAGCAGAGCAAGTAGCAAAGTCTTGATCTGATCGTGCTTGGTTGGATCAACAGCGCCACCAAGGCCCTCAACCAGGTTAGACAGCTCCTCCTGCACCGCGTCGAACCATTCATAACCCGGTGTGGTCGCCGGCACGCCTGTTTGCGCATCGCCGGCGGTGAAGCCGTTTTTGCCGGCGCCGAACTTGTCGACGGCCGGATTGCGGTTACTGCCTACTCGTTGCATGTTTATGCTCCGTAACTAATTAAAACGGTAGATGGCTGCGGACACTCGCGCGCCATCACACAAGCCAATTCGGCGCTCCCCCAACTGCGCAGCGGATCTTCGGCGCCGGACTCACAGGTGGATTCCGCCATCCGCACGGCATCCGGCACCACCAACGTCCAGACAAAGCGCCAGTCCGCGCTGTTGATAGGCTCTTCACAGGTGAATTCACAGGTGTGAGCACGGTGACGCTTTGTCGTCACGCCCTCATAGCCCAGCGCCTTAGCGATCTGCACAAAGCGAGGAATACGCACCCCGCCGGCATCCGTCAGCCGCGCCACCAACGAGGCACGCCGTTCCGCCAGCGCTGGCGTGATGGCGCTGCAGTTGTCCGGCAGGCCGAAATCAGCCTCCCAGTCAGGCAGCATCTCCAGGGCCTTGTAGGGGTTGCCCTCATCCAGCAGCTGCCGGCCAGCGGCATCCACAGCTGCTAGGCGGCGGGCAGCTACTTTCACGAACGCGGCCAGGTCGGCATTGTCACGCGACCAGGCCGGACCGGGCGGCAGCAGCCGCCACAGGACATCTTCGTAATCGCTTACGTCCATGTGATTACCCCCAGCTCGGCCAGCTCACCCACCGCGCACACCACATTGCCGGCCGGGACCGTCATCACATGGTCGATCTCGCCGGGCACGGCACTGATCGACTCGGCCAGATGGCTGCGCAGGATGGTCACCCCCTCCAGCGGCAGCACCGTGCGGCCGCTGGCGTCACGCTTTACCGGCGAGGCCTCGGCGGCAATCTTTTCGCGCAAGGCAGCCGTGACCGCCGCCCGCATCGCCGGGGTGTCCGGCTCGATATGCAGGGTGATATTCACCGGCTTGGCCACCGGGGCCATGGCGAAGATTTCCCCCCACGGCGCACCGGTGGCCTCCAGGTGCAGGCGCACCGCTTCGCACTCGGCCGGCGCCGGGTAGGGGTCAACGTCGTCATCACGCATGAAGTACAGCCCCATGCTGCCAAGCCCCAGCAGCCTGGGCGCCGCCCAGGCACGGGTTACACCGGCAACCTCCAGCGCCCAGTTTTCCCAGTCGATATCGCGGCCGGTCTGAGCGCCCGCCTCTGTGACCCGCAAAATTCGCTGGCGGTAGCTTTCGATATCCTCTTCGTCCGCCCCGCCGGTCAGGCCGCCAGCCTGAACCTGCGCCGTGGCATCCACGCCCGGTACGCCAGCAGTCAGCGAGAGCCACACACCGGCGTCGGTATCGCCATCAAAACCGCCCGCCGCCGCCTTGATGACCAGATCCACATAGCCACCGGCACCGACAACGCCGCCGGTTTCGACCGCAAACAGCCGTCCATCGTCGCGCTGCAGCTCGACAGCCGTATCGACCGGCGCGCCGACATTGCCGGTGAAGCGGGCCAGGCCACTGCTTTGCACCGCCGCGTTGGGCTTGTCGCCTCGCAGGTAAAACGGCCCCTGCCAGGCCAGCAAGGTGGACTCCGCCGCAGAGCTGGGCAGCAGCTGCTTGGCCTGGTACTGCAAGTAGCCGTACATGCCGTGCACCGCCGCCGCGAGCGCCCGCCCGAACACGTCGGCGTCGGAGCGCACCAGGGCGTCCGGATTTTCTGCCCCGAGATCAGCCCGGATATCGCGCGTCAGCTGGCTCAGGGTTGGGATTTCATACGCCATGCGTCAGGCTCCAAATGTCAGAAAGGTCTGCCGTCAGGGTCTTGCCACTGCGCAAGGTGATCACCACATGGATGGCCAAGCCATCATCACCAAGGCGCGACACCGTCACATCCACGGCGCTGGCCTGCTTGCTGTCCAGCCACCACTGCAGCGCCTCGCGGGTGTAGTCGTGGGCGTCATGCTGGGCGGTGGCATCCAGCCGCCGGCGCGCCAGCAGCCACAGACGGGAGCCGATGCCGGCCGGCAAGGCGGCATCGAGCCCTTCCGCCCACCACCCCTGCAAATCACCGTCTGCCGGGTCGCCCTGTTCGGCCCGGCGCCAGGTAAACAAGCTGATTGCCATGGCGCGCGTGTAGGCGTGGCTGGCAGCCAGCGGCTTGCCATCCAGTTGAACGAGAATTTCCATGGTCAGACCTGCAGGTTGGGCGGATCGGTCGGGCCGTTGGCCGTGCCGTTGTGCTCGATGTGGGTGTGGTCGTTGTGGGCATCGCGCACCGCGGCCAGCGAACTACCGCCGCCATTGGTGTTGTCGATGATGTCTTGCGCGGCCTCGATTCGGCCGGTGGCACGAAACAGCGGCGTATCGGCCACCACCTCCTCGCCCGCTTTCAGCACGATGCGCGGCGCGGTGATCTCGATGCGATCCTGGTACAGCACGATGGTGTGGCCGGCCGAGTTGTAGGCCGCCGATTCCCCGGTCTGGAGCCCGCGCACGCGGTAGCGCCGATCGCTGACGCTGATCACCACCCCGTTGCTGCGGTCGCCGCCCAGGAACAACGCCAGCGCCTCCGCCCCAGGCTCCGGGCAGGCGGTAAATCCGAACGGCTCGGCGTGCTCCATGCCGTCCTTCAGCTCGTCCGCCGTCAGCATCAGTTGCACCTGCTGCATGGCCGGCGCCGGGTTGGCGCGCGTCACGCGCCCGCGGCCAATCAGGCCGAACAGGCGCTGCATGGCCTCTCTCATGTGTTGGGCTCCCAGTCAGACGGCAACAGGTACTCGAACTTGTCGCCCTTTTTCTTGCGGTTTTTCTTGCGCTTTTCCGGGTCCGGCGGCTCAGGTTGATAGCCCTCCGGCGGTGCCACCACCATGCGCACCACCGAACCGCCATCGTCCAGCCGGTAGTTGCAGGACACGATCAGCATGTCACGGTCAAAGCCCAGAATCGGGTCGATCACGCGCACGATTTGGTTGAGCTGCCACAGCCGGCCGTCGCTCTGACGCCAGCCGGCCACCTCGTAGTTGGTGGTCAGAGCCTTGCTGATGCGGTGATCGCGCTCCCACTGCGCGCGGGTCGTGGCCATGGCCGGCGTCAGGTTGCCGCTCTCGGTGATGACCTTGACCCGCTTGCGGGCGATGCGGCCGTCCGTTGCCGTGCCGGCCACCTCGTTGGCCGCCGCGCCGTGGCGGTGGTTGCCGGTGGCGTGCTGGCCGATCACGCGGTATTCGCTGAAGCATTCGCTGAAATCAAAGCTGCAGTCGCCCGCCTTGGCATTGCGGCCTACCTCAATCGGGTCGGTCGCCCGGCCTGCACTCCCCGGCGAAGCCAGCACCAGCCGTCCTTCGGCGTCGTCGGTAGACAGCAGGCGGCCAATTTTGAGCAGTCGATCGACACTCTCGAAAACCGTCTCCCCCGGCTGGATGGTGTGGTCCGCCACCACCTCACCGTCGCCCACCTGGCTCACCACGGTGACGCCATAGGGCGCCGCCAGTGCTGTGGCAATCGCCCGCATGGAGCGCTGCTTGAACTGCGGCGGCTTGTTGATGGCGGCGCAGTCCACCAGGTCAGCCGTCAGGCTACGGCCGGCAATGCCGAATGCCGTGCTCTTCGGGTCATGCGCTTTGGGCGTGGCGAACACGTAACCGGTCAACACCAGATCCTGCCCAATGCGCACCTGGCAGCGGTCACCGTGCTGGATGGGAACTTGGTCGATGCCGCCCGGCCCCAGCCTGGTGATGCCGATCTGAAAAGACCGGCACTGCTCATCCAGGCTGGCGGTGATGTCCGCACTGGTCCAGCCCTCCCACGCATCACCCCCTACCGTCAGGCTCACCCGGCTCGTCGGATCAAGCGCTGCCGTTCCGGCATCAGTCATAGGTCACCTGTAATTCCTGCACCGGCACAAACAGCGGATGCACGATGTTGTTACGGCTCAGCAGCTCATCCGCCAGCGAGGCGTCGCCCTGCGCCCGGTAGGCCAGCACCAGCGCCGGCATGACGGCCGGCGGCGTGAAGGTCTGCAACTGCAAGCCGATGGCCTCCACCTGGTTGAGGTGCGCCACAGCCGCACGCTGCACCACCAGCAGATACGCCGCCTGCTCATACCCGGCCCCGTCCGCCATGGCCCACAGCGAGCCCGACAAGTCCTGCCGCAGGCTGGCCACATCGGCCGCCACCGGCAGGTTGCCTCCATCGGCGGGGCGGCTGGTCGGCAACGTGGAAACCGCCTGCAGGGTATTGGCCGTCACGCCGGTGGCCATCAGGCCAACCAACACCGCCGCCACCTTGGTGGACACCGTGCCGTTGCTGCGCTTGCTCAGCGCCTTGCTGCGCGCCCGCAGCACGCGCATGGCGCGGCTCTGGTTGATGCCCCAGCGGGTCAAATCGCCGTAGCGGTCGAACGCCCGATCCACCGACTCCAGGATGCTGAGAACCTTGCCCACGGCCGTGGCCGGCAGCGTGAGCACGGTATTCACCAGTGACTGCCAGCTGTCGAAGTAGTCCAGCACCGCCTCCACCGCGTTGCTCACGCCCTTGATCGCCGACATCACCGCCGTGACCACATCGCCGACAACCGCGCGCGCCAGATCCAGCGCCGCCAGCGCCTGCTCGGCCACGGACTGCGAGGCTGTGAGCATGTCTCCGCTAGCGCTTTGCAGCGGCGCCGCCGTGCTGGCCAACGGCACCGGGAACAGCAGATCGCCGTTTTCGATGAACTCCAACGGGATATCCACCCGCCCGCCGACATCCAGATTCAGCGACCAGTGCGCCGGTTTGGCATATACCGTGACCCGCCCGAACAGCGGGTGTACCAACTCGCCGGCACCCGGCTCTTCCAGCACGGCCAGCAGCGTGTTGAGCTGCTGAAGCCAGTCCTCGCCACAGCACACCGCCATGAAGCGGTAGGGCCGCGTGGCGCGCCCCATGTCCTCCACCCATGGCTTGTCTCGCTGCGGGAATTCATGCTCGGCTACGCGGCGGCCGTTTTCGCCTTCCAGCGAGATCCACTTGATCGGCACGCCCTTGAACGAGGCTTCACGCAGCTGATCTTTCCACCCCATGTCGGGCCTCCGGTCGTAAAAAAACCCGCCGAAGCGGGTTGGGTTAGTTACTGGTCGGCGCCAGCGATCGGCGGCCGTTGTTCTGGTTCACCGTCAGCTTGGTGTTGGTCGTGGCCGGCTGCTCGACGCGCGTGCCAGGTGGCGCATTGCCGATGTTCACAGTCAGCTCCGCCTTGGCCTGCTGGGTCGCCCCCTTGATGATGCTGGTGCCCGCATTCAGGCTCTGGCCAACCGCGCCAGATAGCCCATTGCCGGCCCATTTCGCCGCACTGATCAGCGGCTCGACATAGGGCTTGACCCTCTCCCACATGCCCTTGAAGAAGGCCACGATGGGCTCCCAGTTCTTGATTACCAGCCC